TGGCAAGTCTGATCATATTCCAGATGCTCAGGGATGGGTTCGTGCTATCGACATCGATGCTGATCTATCGGGTAGATCAAAGCCCGAGATCATGCCAGATCTTGCAGATGAGATTCGAAAGTATGCAAAGTCTGATACAAAGAAAAGAATTGCTTACATCATTTTCAACGGCAGAATTGCCTCTCCTATCCTCGGATGGAAGTGGCGTAAATACACAGGGGCTAACAAACACACTAAGCATGCGCATATCAGCTTTACGAAAAAGGCTGACGATAATGGTGCTTTTTTTCAGATACCTATGTTAGGAGCCAGTAATGCACGAATTGAAAAAGATGTCAGGATCATGGGTAAGAGCCTTCCTTGCGGCTGTACTCACACTTGCGGCATCGGGAGTAACTGAACCTAAAGCTTTGGTCTATGCAGGTCTAGCAGCTGTGTTGCCACCGGTGCTTCGCTGGCTAAATCCTAAAGACGATTCGTTTGGTATGGTTGAATGACACAGGAAAATTTTTTTACTCTTTATTTTGCAACCATCGGCATCATCGGTGGTCTTTCAGGCTATGTGATTACGCATTTGCTATCTGAAATTAAGCGACTTAATTCGCGTGTCGATGAGATCTACAACATACTCCTAGAGCGATAATTTTGTCATGGCACGAAAAGCAACTAAAAACCTAGTTGAGCAAGATTACTCAGCTCTTGATGCTTATTGCATTGGCATGTATGAATTTGCTCAAAGTCTAAAGCGCGCAGGATTTGCAGAAGATGAAGTCATGGGCATCATTGTAGAACGATCAGCCTACCCTGGCTGGATTTTGCCTGATCCAATAGAGCCAGAACACTTTGGCGATTACGAAGATGAGGATGATGATTAAAAAACGCTATCTAGTGATCTCGGATTTACAGATCCCATATCACCATGAGCAAGCAGTTAAGAATCTAATCAAGTTAGTAAAGCGTGAAAAGTTTGACCTAGTCCTCAACACAGGCGATGAGCTTGATATGCAATCGCAGTCCAAGTGGGCTAAGGGCACACATTTAGAGTATGAAGGGCAACTAGATGCCGATAGAAGTCTGGCTCAAAGCATTCTCTGGGACTTGGGAACCACCGACATCACTAGATCCAACCACACAGATCGTCTGTACCACACTCTCGTTAGAGGAGCTCCTAGCCTCATCGGACTTCCAGAACTCGAATACTCCCGTTTTATGGGTTTCAATGACATGGGGATCCGTTTTCATAAGAAGCCATTTGAGTTCCACAAAGGCTGGGTCTTAGTTCATGGTGATGAAGGATCAATGAACACCAATGCTGGACTCACAGCTCTAAATTTAGCTCGTAAGTTCGGCAAGTCTGTTGTCTGTGGACACACTCACAGAGCAGGAATTAGTGCCTTTACAGAGGGCATAGGAGCCTCATACAGGACTTTGTGGGGTTTAGAGGCAGGAAATGTTATGGACAAGAAGAAAGCCTCTTATTTGAAGGCTGGCAGTGCCAATTGGCAGATGAGCGTGGCAGTGATAGAAACGCATGGAGATCGAGTAAGCCCGATGTTAGTGCCAATAAACAAGGATGGGTCATTCACACTCTATGGACGACTTTACGCCTGACATCCGCACTACGCTTGATGATGCAATTGATGCTGGAGAATTGTTATCGTTTTGTTATCAAAATGTGTTAGACATTGTCGGATAGGCGTGAGACTCTAATTCAGTAAGCCAGTCAAGGGCACTGGATGCAGATAGGTACACAATGATTAACTCGGTAACAATCATAGGAATTATTGGCTTATTTCTAGCTACTAATTTTATCTGGTATTGGCAAGGATTTAGAGACGGTCGCCGCGAAGGTTATGTTCGTGGTCGCGATTTAAGCCGCCAAGGGTTCTGGCAAGAATGAGAGCTAATGAAATCTTACTAACAGCCACCGACACGATCCGCGATCGTGGGCTCCAGTATGGGCATCCTGCCGACAACCTAGAACACACAGCCATGCTGCTGAGTGCCTACCTACAGATGCCGATACACGATTATCAAGTGGCAGGGATCATGGTGCTAGTTAAACTGGCTAGGACTAATCAATCAGCACAGCACATAGACAACTGGATTGATCTATGCAGCTACGGAGCACTAGCTGGGCAACTGGCTACAGAGGAGAACGATCTCTATGTTTAATTTAGCCGACTATGAGCCTGTGGAGGTTCGACTTGAAAAGTTTATTAAGGATTACCCTTCGTTTCGCATTGCAACTGAGTTGGAAGTGGTCGAGGCTTCTCGATACATTGTTAAAGCGTATTTATACAAAGATGCTAGCGATGGCGTTGCTTGGGCAACAGGGTACGCTGAGGAGACAGTTTCTAGTCGAGGTGTCAATCAGACTTCAGCACTGGAGAATTGTGAGACTTCGGCAATCGGCAGAGCACTTGCAAATGCAGGTTATGCTCCTAAAGGAAAGAGACCAAGCCGCGAGGAAATGAGCAAAGTAGTATCGCCACGCATTATTAAGCCAGCGGTACAAGATCTCGTACAAGCCATTCAAGCAGCTGACAAAGAGCCAGCAGAGCAGGATTACTGGACTACTCCAGTCAATGACTATCTAAAAGTAGTTGATGCACCACAAACACTAGACAAAGCCATGCAGAATGTAGCTGCAATCATCGGGACAGGTGAAGCACAGGAAGCACCACAATGCAAGCATGGACACATGAAGTGGCGTGAAGGTGAGAAGAATGGCAGGGCATGGGGTGGCTATCAATGCACTGTTATCAATCACCAAGGGGGCGAGCCGAAGTGTGAAGCCCAGTGGTACAACATAGGCAGTGATGGCAAGTGGCATCCACAGAAAGCGAGAGTTTAATGGGACATGTTGGAATTAAGATCAATGGTGAATGGCTAGACTTGATGACAGCCTTTATTGCCTGTCAATTATGTAATGAGCCAGTGCAGATCAGAGAGCTTGCAGACATCACATCCGATTCAGTCAATGGCATAGTCACATGGCAATGCGCTAAATGCAAAGCAGTTAATGGCTAGTCAAGCACGAAAGCACAGAGGTTTCCGCACAGAGCGCGTAGTAGCTGAGTACCTATCGACTTGGTGGCAGGGCGCATGTGTGGGAAGGGGTAGTGGCAAGGATATTGTCAATGTACCGTTTGATGTTGAAGTCAAAGCCCGCGCTGGATTTCAACCACTTGGGTACATAAAGCAATTGAAAGCTCGGACATCCATTTCGGGGGAATTAGGATTCGGAGTCATACGGCTAAATGGACAAGGCGAGGATGCTGCCGAGTATTGCGCCATAATCCGACTGGCTGATCTCTTGCCACTACTCATATTAAAATACGGTCACTTAGACAAAGAACCTACAGAGGCAGACATCGACCGTTGCTCTGGATGTGGGTCATACATGATCAGGAGATGCTTAACTTGCCAGCCTACGACTACCGATGCCCAGACTGCAATCTCAGTCAAGAGATTACCCATGGATGGTACGACAGACCAATGATCCCATGCACATATTGCAATGAGCCAATGGTTAAAGTTATAGCTGCTGCACCAACACACTTTAAGGGTAAGGGCTTCTACAGTACGGATAAATAGTTATCCACAGAAGTTATCCACAGGGCATAATTAGGAGGTTGCAATGAAGCGACACGCCGATCTGACCAGCACTTATGTAAATGGATTTGACAACGATGGTACCCTGACAGGGCAGAGCCTCTCAAAGGCTCACCCCGAGCCGCTGAGGCGGATCGCTCGGGGGGTGCTTGCAGGTATTGGGATAGCTCTATGCTTTATGCCTTACGCAGGTTCTACAAGTGCTAATAAAGAATATATAAGCTACAAAGAATATGCGTTATATTTATTGGATTTTAATGTTAAAGAATATAAATGCTTAGCAATGCTTTATGGCAAAGAATCTGCATGGAATCCAGATGCAGTTAATGGATCACATCATGGAATACCACAAGGAAGATCAGAGTACTTAGCAACACTTAATGGATATGAACAAGTACAATGGGGATTAGACTATATAGGTCATAGATATGGTGAGCCTTGCATAGCATGGCAACACTTCAAGGATAAGGGCTGGCATTGAGACACAAGGATCCAAGGGATAGCAGGAAGTGGCGAGCATTAAGATTAACTATCTTAGCTCGTGACTCTTATGCTTGTGGTTACTGTGGACAAGATGCAACAACAGTCGATCACATTCTTCCAATCCGTAAGCATCCTGATCAAGCCATGAATCCAGAGAACTTAATCAGCGCGTGTAAAAACTGTAATAGTGCCAAGGGATCACGCTCACAAGGCGTTTTTTTAGCACGAGCGTTCAC